ATTGATTTTAAAGCTACTTACCAACTTACCGAACTTCCCCCCTAAAGGGGGTATAAGAGGGTGGTAAGTAAACCACCCCTCTTACCCTATTAAACTAACGTAGAATGGAGACAAAATGGAAAACCCGTTAGAGAAAAAGAGAAGAGGCTATTTATCATTTTTTTGCGATGGTGTCATAGACGCTGTTGCACATCGTGAACTTGATATTAAAAAAAAATCATCTGCTTATTACAAACAAGGATATGATTTTGGTTTAACTTTTCGTGACGCATTAACGAAAGAAGATTTGGATGAAATTAGACAGGAGAAAAAGTAATGCCAAAAGTAGCTGAGAATTTAACGAAGGAACAGCGATTAGCTGGATGGAAAAGATTGACTGACAAACAGCAAGATTTTCTGAATAACTTTATGCACAAGGATATGACGCAGACATCGGCTGCTAGAGCAGCGGGATACGCAAACCCTGGAGTCGATGCTGTGAGGTTGTTGCGTAACCCAGTTGTGCAGGAAAGATATCAGGAAATGCGTGAGGAAGCCCGTAGTCGCTTCGGGGTCACAATTGATAAGTCGGTGCGGGATTTGTTAAAGATTCGTAACGAGGCGTGGGAGAGCGGGAAGTTTGGTGAGGCTATCAGAGCTGAGGAACTGCGTTTAAAGGCTACAGGACTGCTTGTAAACAAGGCTCATGTGCTACATGAACGAACAGATAGCATGACAAGGGAGGAAATATTGTCAAAACTACAGGAATTTCAAGACATTGCACAGAAACGCATGAAAATAGCGAACAAATCCCATAAAGACCCAGACTTGATAGAACAAAGTAGCGTAAAACCCAAAAACTAGCATATTTACTTAGACAGGGTGTAGGCACGGAGACCGAAGAATTGTTCGGACTCGCAGCGGGATCGGGGTGATCGGGGCTGGATCTGGGCGTAATCGGGAGCATTGTTCGGCTTCAGGCAGGTCAACCCCCCTGAATCGGATCGGGATCGGGCTTCTCCAGCAGCGGGGATCGTACAATTGTTCGGAACGGCAGCAGGTTATCCCTGGATCCAGCAGCGGACATGGGCGTGTCGTACCAATGCCTACGTTACCACTGCTGTCTATTCGTATAAATAACACAATATGAACAATTGTTCGGAAAAAGAAGCCCTGCAGCCTGGAAGGATCGGAGTTTTGCCTGGCTGCCAGACTTGCTTGCTGGAACAATTGTTCGGAAACCTTCACCTGCAGCTCCAGGCGTTCCTGCTGCGTATGAACAATTGTTCGGGTAAGTTCCCTGGAGGCTGCACAAAAAAAAGAGCAGGAAAACCAAAACCTGCTCTTTTTACTTTTACAATTAAACAAAGGATATTTAAATGTTTGATATATTATATATAGTAACTGTTGCTAAAGCTGTCAAGTAAATAAAAATAAAAAAAAATTATTTTAACTGTTGACACATGTGGCAATCATTGCTATATATATATCAAGTTAAACAAACACAAGGAACTAAGCCAATGAAATTTAAAAAAACAAATACAACTTATGGAACACATCTTCAGGGTAATGTTGGGGCAACTTATCAGGAGCTGGTAGAAGTTTTCGGAGAGCCAACAAGATTTGAATGGTCTGAGGAGTCGGATAACAAAGTAGATGCTCAATGGGCTATCAAGTTTGAAGATGGCACAATAGCAACCATATATAATTATAAGAACGGACTTAATTACTTAGGAGCAGAGGGTAAGAGAGTTAGTCAGATAATGATGTGGAATGTTGGTGGATACAGCGAACGAGCTGTAACGTTGGTCAATGACGAAGTTATTGAATGGCAGCACAGACTTCACGAAACTGGCAAATCAACGAACAATTTAGTGACAGCCTAATTGTTCGGAACGGGATCGGGGAAACCTGATCCTGTTTTTTCTGGCAGCGAAACGAACAATTGTTCGAGAGGCAGACCCCCCCTCCAGCAGGTGAGGTCAGGTGAACAATTGTTCGGGGTTAACAACAGGAGGTCAAAATGAAAGAAGAATATAAACAAGGTTGGAGATGGATAGTTTGGGTCGGTGGTACAGATGATTACTACAAAGACTATTCACGAGCAAAGCAACACGCAGATGAATGGATAGCTAAAGGATATGATGACGTAATAATTGAAAAAATTTTATTTAATGGTTGACATGTTGTAATCATTACATTATATTAGTATTAATTAAACAAAACCAAAGGAGAAACAAATGTTGTATAAATATATAGTAGTAGCCAAAGAGTGGAGAGACAAAATTAACGGAAACAGTTACTTCTCTGCACAGATTGAAAGCACAGAAGATGGTAGTATATCAAAACTACCTTTCCAATATGGGTATGGCGACCAGTACAAATACGAAGCAGTCAGAGAGCTGGTTAAGGAAGGATTGCTGGAAGAAACAAAAGAATATCCGTTTGTTCCAGTAAAATTTATTAAGATTCCGAACAGTTTAAAGCAGGAAGCGATTCGCTTTGGGGAGGTATAACAATGATAGTATCAATTAAATTAGATAAAAATTCATCTTTTAATAATGAAGAACATTTTATTGACTGCCTCAAAGATTTAATTATGGAATGGGAAGACTGCATTGGTCCAAAAGAGATGGACACTCAAGATGTCGGTTTCAATTGTGAAAGATTAAGAGAATTGAAGAAAAACATTTAATCGGGGAATTGTTCGGGAATAATCGGAATCGGGGTAAACTGGTTCCGATTTTTTTTGCGTCCAGCTCCAGCTCGAACAATTGTCCACCCCCCCCTCCTCCTGGCTGCAGGTGAACAATTGTTCGGTTTCCTTCCTGTGTGCAGCCAGGAACAGTACGCATTGGCAGCAAAGCATGAAATTAGATAACAACTGGTTATAATAATGTTGCTGTAGGTTTTTATGCTTTTACTACTTGACAACATGCAATCATTACTATATAATATATATTAATCAGCCAAAGGAGATACAAATGGCAATATACATAGCTTATGGTGCAAACCTTAACAAAAAGAATATGGCGACTAGATCGCCTGATGCAGTTCCAGTAGGTAAGACAAATCTACTGGGGTACAAACTGATATTCAACAACGTGGCGAGTATCGTTCCGTCAGAGAAGCATAGCGTTCCTGTGGGGTTGTGGAAAATATCTGAACAAGATGAGAGAAACTTAGACATCTTTGAGGGTTACCCAAATCTTTACAGAAAGGAATATGTTGATCTCTCGTACATGGGCATGACTCAGGGCATGGTTTATATAATGAACTACGCAGGTCAGGCTGTTCCGAACAAAAGATACTTTGATGCAATCAAGCAGGGGTATGAAGACTTCCAGCTAGATACCGAACAACTTCTTAACGCAGTTGTTGAAGCCTTCGATTATGAGAAGGAGGCAGGTAGATTTATCCGAACAAGTCGTGGAGGCAGGTCATGGAGGTAAATTGTTCGATAACCAGCCCCTGAAAAAGCCCAGCAGGATCTGGGTTTTTTCTGGAAGGCAATCGGACAATTGTTCGGATCGGGCAGGACAATGATCGGGGATCGGGGATTTCGCCCTCTGCCCAAATCATTTTCTAAATCCTCCCCCCTATATCCTCCTAATGAAAATTTAATTAACTTGTTAAACAATATTGTCAAGAGGTAAGGCAAAAAAAGTTTCTCAATAAAAACAATGACTTAGCAAATTAATTTTGGTGGTATACTTGTAATCATTACCTTATATACCCAAATAAAACTTAGGCGGCGAAATGCGCCTAAAAACCAACAATAACTAAAAAAGGATGAAACAAAATGTTTGATACAATAAACACAAATAAAAACATATTCGATAACCAAAATTTTGTATTTGGTGTAGAACCTGAATTTTGCACTCGGTCTTATACTGAAATGAACCGTTACAATAATTCACTAGGTTTAAGTAAAATAAAAGGTCTAGAATATGTATACGATGGTTCAAGGGTTGATGGTGAAGCTCGATTGCCAATTTTAAGTAATTCTGAAAAATCATATAATTATTTAAAATCAGTACTCGAACAATTGAACGATCATGGCGCAACCGTCAATTGGACTGCATCCATTCATGTTCACTTGTCTAGACGTCCAATAACAATTGATCCAAATGATTTCCATGATAAATCAGTTGAATATACTAGTATTCATGGGAGGGCTTTACCTAGCCGCAATGGTACTGATTATTTTGGTGATGCTATACCTTTAGAGATTGTTAAGGATATAGGATATAGAGTTAGTAAAAATATTGATCAATTTAATTCGTTTTTAGCACCGTCAAGAATTGATGACGGTGGCTATGCGGTTGAAGCTATGAGAAGAGCGCACCAAAAAAATGGTTATTTTTGTAAAAAACCTAGCAGTCCATTAACCATTAAAAATACTGAGTGTACTTGGCACAAATTAAAACGTGTTATCTCAGTTGGCGGTAAATTCTCAGCTATTAATCTTAATCATTGGGATGATTATGAAACCGTAGAATTTAGATCGCATGGCGGTACTTTAGAAATTGATAAAATATGGTCTTGGATGATGTTTTTATCTAACATGCAAAGACACTCAATTGTTAACCGCCATAGTCAAGTTCAAGCTGTTATTGATACACCATCTTATATTGGTCGTTCTAGCCGTACTAGACAATCAATAGCATATCAATTGATGAGACGTGTTGGCGGTGCTACAGTCCAAGAAATCATGGATGCTAGTGGTATTCAAACAGCTCAAAGAGTGCGCAGTATGATAAGTGAGCAAATTAGACCTGCTTTAATAAATCAATTTGGTAGGGATATTTTAATAACTCATAATCAACAGCACTATAATCACGCTTACAGCTCCTCTCAAGGGCGTTACGATCTAAATGGCTATGAGGTACCATTACAAGTAAACAATGGTTCTGGTGGCGCTGTATTCGCCAACAATGGACGTACTGATTTATTAAGTGGCTTAATAGATCAATATAAATCAAACTTAAAACCTTTTAGAAATTAAGGTTTAAATCTAGACCGTATCATTAACTTGATGCGGTCTATTTTTTTGTCTAAAATTTATTAACAATATCGAACAATTGTTAGTTAATACACAACATCTAACAATTGTTTTAAGTTATTGATTTTATTGAATAAAACGGGGCGGTATAGCCCCACCATACAACCAAATTTATATAAATTTTGGCAAAAATCTCCTAAACCGTGTTCCCCTCAAACAACCCCCATGTTTTTCAAATACGACCTCCAAAAAAAATTTTATAAAAAAAATCTTGCGCTTTTTGGCATTCATTGCTACATCTTGTGTCAAAGGAGGGCAATATGCCTAGATATGTACTAGAATACGCAGGTTTCAGAGATTTTGAGTCTGACGATCCGAATGATGTCATTGATGTTTTTCGTAAAATAATGGGATATGACAAAGATAACTTAGATGATCTGCTATCGACATGTGCTTCCAACGTTTGTGACAAGGTTTACAAGCCTGTAAGGTTTGGAACTGTTGCTGAATTTACGGAAGATTTATTAAAATATAAAATATTGAAGGAGACAAGCCAATGAAACGTAACGAAAACAGCTATGCGAAAGTAAAAAACAATGAAATGTTGAATTATCGCAATCAATTAGGGATAAGTCAGGTAAACATGGCGAAGAAATTAGGTTTGAGCCATAGGATGTGGAACCATTATGAGCATGGAACGAAACCAGTTCCGATATCTGTAGTTTTATCAGCGAAATATTTGTGTAAAAACATGGACAAGATGGATAAATTGCATGATGAGGTTAAAAAGTACGAAGAGCCATTGACAAAATGGGATGTTGATAGGATTGAGGCTCTTATGAAGAAAATGAAGGACGATATTTCTGCAAATTCTGACATGGTTTCTAAAATTTTAGCACAAAGTCACAAAGAAATGGGCTTTCTATTGTCAAAAATAAATTAATCGTATAGTATCTTCGCATAAAATAGTTTTTTGTGGAGATATTTCATGGCGAATGGACCTTTAGGCGGGAATATGGGTACGCCACCAGTACCACCACAACCGCCACAGGTAAATTTTGAGACAACAGCCCAAAGTAGGGGTAATTTTAACAATTTTCTAAAATCTATATCAAACGCAACGGCTATGACTCCTCCAATTTCGATGGGTTCAGCTCCTATGATGCCAGCTCCTGATCCGATGGCGAATATTGACATATTTAATCAGCCTGTAAACATGCGGTTAGGTGGTGTAGCGAGTAATCCTTTGGATAGTTATGGTGATTATTTATCTCAGCAGATAGATAGCACGCAGGTTGAGCCATTTATTCAAGAAGTTCAGCAGATGGCTAGTCAGCGTTTTAATTTAAATGGTGGTGGTGACAGTGGTGGTCAAAGTGTTTTTGGGCCTTTAAAAACTTTTGACGCATCTCAACCTTCAATGGAGATTGCGGAGCCACTAATTAGCCCCTCTATATTTCAGCGTGTACCTCAACCTCAAATTATGGCAAGACCTGGAGGTTTGTCAAGACCTGGAGATTTATCAAGACCTTTGGAGACGGGGGGAGAGCCGCTTTTATCTATTTTTGATTCTGGAATTAATGGATTTCGTCCATTTAATCCTCCACAAATACAAGATATGATGGCAAGACCCGTTGATCCGTTAAAAGACAAAGACGGCATATTAAGAGAGCCAATGGATTTGCGAGGCGGGTCTAACATTTTTAATATGATAGACCAGCGAATATTCAATGAGGGCTTTATGCCAGAACCTGCACAATTAACACGTGGTTTTGCAAGGGCTTATGCTAATGGTGGCGATGTTGGTGACTTTAGCGACTTTGGTGGCTTTGACGATCC